TCATTGTACGATCTCAAGTTCGGCAAAGGGACCGGGACCGTAGCGCTGAGACATTTGCGCGACCGCCACGGTAAACCCACCGACCACGCCATCGGCCGACAGATCCGCTGCACCATAGGCCCAGAATGGCGTATCAACCGTAACATCGCGCAATACGGTTGCGCCCTGCCGGACTTGAACCCTGTAGGCTTCGCTGTCTTCGCCAAGCGGAATCTCCGCAAGGTCCCAGCCATCCCCATCTATCCGCGTCCGCCGTATCCAGCTGAACGCAAGATCACCGGCATGGTCGGCAACCCGCAGGTGCACGGGACGGTAAGGCCGCAATCCGTTGCCATCGAAAGCATGAACGCAATACTCATAGGCCGCATGGTCATAGGAGAGCGACGCCGGTCCGACCCTGTAGTGCCGATCCAGACCGCGTTGCAGCGGTTTCAATCCAATCTGCGCCGGGGTTCCATCCAGCAAAACCACCAAGGATCCCGCCGGCCAGACCGCTGGCACCAGCCCGTCGCTGCCCGCCTGTCCCCTCAATCTGTGGGACAAACGCCAGCGTCCTTCCGATACAAGCTCGGCATCCCTGAACTGGAACACCTCCCAGTTTCCCGGAGTTCCGTCGCCGATCGCCATCAGATTACCCCCAGACAACAGCGCGGCATCGCTGATTGATTGTAGACTGCCACTGGCCAGCCGGACCCCCAAAGCTGCGCCCCGGTCAATTTTCCCCGGTCGCGCAGCGACAAGGTCCGTTTCAGTCAAACCGATAACCGATTGTCCCGCGATGAGCGTGTTCAAAGTATAGTCGGAATCCTGCGCAGCTCCGTAAAGTGCGACAGCGCCAGACCAAGGTGTGGCCGTCAGTGCCAGATGCGGTGCATGTGCCACCTCATCCCCACTCATCAGCGGCAAATCCATAAAGACCGGCATCACCGGAACCGAGGGGGTGACAGGCCGAACGGTTGCCGCGTCTTCGGGCATGTCCGATGGCCGAAAAACTTCGGGTTCAATCCGCACCGCGTCGATGATCTGATGCTCCATGACTTCGACCTTGTCGATCCGCGCCAGAGTCCCACCACTCTCGACCGGCAGTCGAACGATATCACCCGCGCCCAGCGCAAGTTGCGACGGCGGCAATGCAAAGCGCATCGTGTCCCGCGCAACACGCGCCTCAGCCAGCCATCGTTCCGCGGTCTGCCGCCCCTCACCGCGTGTCAATGCCAGTGCCATGTCCGTCTCAGACACGGCATGGGTCGCTTCATCCGGCAAGACCGCTTCCTCTGACACGACTTGATGATCCGCGTCGGCCAACAGGAATTGCACGCGCACACGCCCGGCCATTTCCGCCTCAGAGGCACGCGTCTCCAACATGTCGCCGTCGACCTCTTCGCTTACCGCAAACGACTCACGCGAAAGATCGACTGCTTTCGTTCCGTTCCGCATCCGGAAGACCAGTGTCCCATCTCGTTCGATTGCGTCGAACCCGTAGGCCAGCATCAGGGGTTGCAGCGCGCGCCGCGCGTCTGACACCTGAGACACGATATAGCCTCGCACAAACCCGTGCAGCCCACTGGTATCGACCTCCAACAATCCAACACGCGCACAGATTTCCTTGACGACGGAGGCAAGGCTACGGCCCGACGCACGTCCATTCAGCCAATGACCGCGTCTGTAGTTTGGCCCATCCGACCAGATGTCTTCATTGGCGGGGAACCACGGGTATGGCCGCGCGTCCCAAGCCCAGACAAAACACCGAGCAAGGTCCAACATGTGCCCGTCATAGACCGAAGACACCGGATTGTGCGCTGCCTCACCCCAGTAACCCAGTTGTGCCCGCAGGTATTGCTGCGGAATAAGGTCATCCCGCAAACCATTTGAATGATACGGCAGATCGGATTCCGAGGACTTCGGATCCAGGAACTTGTTGGGTTGATTGGTGCCCTTGTCGATGGAAGCACACCCCAGTTCGGTAAACCAAATCGGTTTGGACTCAGGTTGCCATACCGTCGATACGCCCTGTCGAACACCTCCGATCCGTTCATGATGAGAATTGCCCCACCAATTGCGGATATCCTTGTAGCGCCAGACCCAAGGTTCACCATGCGCGCCATCTGAGATTGGCGTGCGGACCTGTGCATCCCGGTCTTCATCCGAGGCATAGTACCAGTCGAACCCTTCTCCGCCTTCGACATTAGACCGAAGATAGCCGAGGTCATGCACCGCACCCCAATCAGCGTCGGCGTGATCCGCACCATCGCGCCAGTCCGACAAAGGCATGTAGTTGTCTATCCCGATGAAGTCGATCTCAACGTCCGCCCAAAGTGGATCGAGGTGGAAATACACATCTCCTGAGCCATCCTGCGGATGATACCCAAAATACTCGGACCAATCCGCCGCATAGCCGATCTTGACGGATGGCCCCAACAGAGCCCGACACTCTGCCGCCAGGCTTTGGAGTGCCGAAACAGCTGCAAAGCCGTTTGCCCCGCGGATCTGGGTCAGCCCCCGCATTTCCGATCCGATACAGAACGCCTCGACACCACCTGCCGCCATGCAAAGGGCTGCTTGATGCAGGATGAAGCGGCGGTAGCCCCACTCATTTGGGCCGCTGTACCTGACTATCCCTTCATCCAAGAAGTAATCCGCTGCAGAGGCCGTGCCGAAAAAGACGGCGACCTCATCATCCGCAACAGCGGTTTGATCCGGCGAACCGGGTTGACCCGGGGCGACGCTCAACGTGATCCGTCCACGCCACGGCAATTTCGGTTGCTCCTCCCCTTCATTCCAAGGATCAGACAACCCATTATCCGCCACTTGATCCATCAGAATGAACGGGTAATACATTACAGACAGACCTTCGGCCTGCATCTTACGGATTGACTGGATCACCGACTCGTCGGCCGGCGTGCCCCCATATACCGGGCGTCCGTCCTGTTGCGGAATCGTCACGGCCGCGCTCCGGTCCACGCCCGCGACAGACCACGGCATGGACTTGGCTTCGTACTCTGTCTGTTCCACCTTCGGGCGGATCGTACAATTGCCGCATCGCAAGTCGTCGCCAAACCAACTCACAATCAAAGACGCCGCTCCGCAATTCGGCACCTCATCACTGAGTTGCTTTAGAGAAGTGACAAAGTCTGGCTCTTCTGACGGAGAGCCGACATTGGCGACCGCCTTGCCGTCCTCGCCAACCCCGAACAAGCTGTCAAAGGCGCTTGCTGCGTGTTTCATATAAACGGGCTCCGTCGCCAGAGCGTACTCCCCGGTGCCGGGGATCATCGCCACACCGCGCACCAGGGACGGCACCTGATCCTCTGACAGATCGGGCCGTGCGACCTCAAAGCTGAACTGTGGCACCCGGTTACCAAACCGCTCCAGCCGCAGATCTTCCATGACCACATAGGCGGTGCCGCGATAGGCCGGAACAAGACCTGCGCCCTCAACCGCCTCAATCTTGGGATCGGGTAATTGATCCTGTGACCCGGTATAAACCCGCATGTCGAGATCTTTGATCGCAATCTCGACGCCATCCGCCCACACCCGATTGACCGCTGTGATCTCCCCCTCGCAGAGTGCGAGAGCAAGACTGACTGAATAGCTGTACTCTCGTATTGTCGGCTGAGCTGGGGCGCCCTTGCCGCCACCGCCGGACTCGCGCACGCGTTCCTTGAACTCGGTGGCCCAGATGACGTGACCACCTGTCCGCATCCGCCCATACACCTGTGCGATGGGCGCACCTTCACCGGCTCCAGTCAGGCGAAAGCGGTCAATCCGGCCGGTTTCCACCGCCTCCGACCCGGCGCCCAGCAAACGCTGATCCAGCCCGCGCCCTATCGAGGCCCCGATAAAGCGACCCACTGCCGTCATCGATAGCCCCAATACCGAGCCACCGATGGAACTGCCAAGTGCCGCGCCCGCGGCAGAAAGAAGGATCGTCGCCATCACTTAATCTCCAATAGGAAATGCAAACCGGGCTACCACCCGCCGCGCCCAGGGCCTGCTCAGCGTGCTTTCGATTACACCGTGTCCGCTATAGGCATGGATGAAGCTCGCCATTGGTCCGGTCCGGGCCTGAAAACCCACATGTTTTGCGATTGATCCGCCGCGCATTCGGAACAACAGGACATCTCCCTCGGCCGCATCTCCCGGATCTTTCGGCACCAGATGTCGCATTCCTGCGCGCCACAGACGCTCATCTCCCTGAGGTTCCGACCAGTCCATGGTGTAGGCGGGCACGGCTTCCGGCTCTGGCCCGATCACCTCTCGCCAAACACCGCGAAGCAGTCCCAGACAATCAGACCCAGCCCCCCGACAGGATGCCTGATGCACATAAGGCGTTCCGATCCAGCCACGCGCGGCGTCGATGACCCGGCTCATCGTCGGCTCCCGCCGTCAAGCCGTTTTGCATAGCTTGGATGAACCGTGATCCAGTCTTCTTCTGGTAGATCCGGAAAACCGCGAAAATTCAGATGATTGCCAAATTTCGCCCGGCATGTCGTGAACCGTTTGTCACATCCCGCCGTTAGCCTGACAACGTCACCTACAAGCGGAATCGCGCGCAGCGGCTCCCAAATCTCGATCAGCCTTGCGCCGTCACTGCCCAGACGATCCCGCTTGATCGACCCCACCAAACCTTGTGCCGTGCCTGTCTGAACTTCGAACCGACCTCTCTGGAACCACCCGACTGAAAACGCCGATATGTCTCCCATCTGGAAAACCCGGTTGTCTTCAATTCCGGTCAGCATTCCCTCATGCACATAGGGCCCCGACAGCAGATTCATGCCACAATCAGAATCCCCGAGAACTGCGGTACAGGGTTTCTGAAAGACACGCCCGACTGGGCGATTCAACTCTTCGGTCAGCCCGCGCAGTTCGGCATGAAATGCGCCCGCACCGCGTCTCACCTCGCCGATGGTGCCGCGAAACATGACGCGGCGCGCAGATACATCGGTCCAATTGACCAGCCACGCCACCACTTCGGCACCGTCATACCGTCCGCCTGCGATATCCGCCTCGTCGATGGCGTTTGCACTCAGCGCGCCCATTGCTTCCGTATTGTCGACCGAAAGTCCTGTCGCCTGACTTAAGGCGCGCGCCGACAGCCCGCTATCAGCCTTGAAGACCAGTCCGTCAAAACTCAAATTTCGGTCGTGATCGGTGAAACCAAGGCGCGTTCCATCCTTGCGCGTGATCGCCCAGGCGCGTGCCACAGACGTCACTCCCCCAGCCAAATGGGCGTGCAGCTCTGCCGCGCCCATCAGACCCGGACCTCGACCACCGGCACATCCGGGATCTGACCCGCGTTGAACGCCCCGGCGCTGAAGCGAATGCGATCCGTGTCAAACCGGACCGGAACATCAAAGACAAACCCCGCACGGACCTCCTGTCCGACACCCGGCGCACTGTCTAGGATGACAACACCTGTGCCGGTATCCAAATTGAAACCGGCACCCTCTGTGAGAACGACACCATCAACTTCGACCTGCGTGGACCCGTCGACGGGCTTGGTAACTGGGCGCAGATAGCTGGCCCCGCCGGATGCGTAACTCTTGACGAGCGCAAAGCTCTGGTTCGCACCATCCCCGATGCCGATCAACTGGTCCGAAGACGCGGGCTCTTTCGATGGCGCACAGGATTTGAAGTCCGCCCAATCCTTCCAGCGAAATCCGTACAGCTGACCCTGTCGCGCCTCGAAAAACGCAATCAACTCTGCCAGATCGTCTAACGACCGCAAACCCAGACCGGCATCATAGCTGCGGCGCGAATGCGCCCAAGGCGTGTTGCGCTCTTCGTGGCCTGAGGTCAGCGTGACGATATCGGTGCGCCGCTCTGGTCCCCCGGCGGAACCAAAACTCAGATCAGTCGGAAATCTCACTTCATGAAAGCTCATGTCACTCTCCTCAGCGGTTGCGCGCGCCGCGGCTCAAGGCCTGGCTCATGCGTGCAGCGATCTGGCTCTGGCTGCGTTGAAAGCCTGCGGTGTCTGGCGTCGAAATGTTCATCACCACGGTCACCGGCGACCCGCCCCCGCCGTCCGAACGTACCCCCAGTTTACCATCTGCCCCACGGGTCAGCGGCATGATCGCCTCGGGTCCTGCCTCCCCCATCAGGCCTGTCCCGCCACGCATTGGAAACGTTGTCGGGCTGCTCACCACGCCGCCGTTGGCGAAGGGCATTACGCGCCCCTGTGCAAATCCGGCACCATCAGCAAAAGGCGAAAAACTGCCAAACATGCCCGACACAGCCGATGACAACAGCCCCCCCACATGGTTCGCCACCGGGGTCACCGCCGCCTTCCACGCTGCGTCGATCATCGACTGCGCAACTGTCTGCAGCGCGTCCGACAGCTTCATTCCGTCCAACACTACGCCATCAATCGCCCGGGCCACACCACGGCTCAGCGTTGCCTCCAGCTTGGCCGCACCGCGCCCTGTGGCTGAAAACGTCTCATGGATGCGCTTCAGTTCGGCGTCGAACTGTGCCGCCATGCCAATCGCGCCGCCCAGAGATGTCTCCAATGCATCGACCTGTCCCTCAAGGTCATCGATCATCTCGCTCATGTTACGTCACCTCACGTCTTGTTGTCGGGAAAGGCCGTCATCAGTTCGGAAAGCCGTGTCCGACCCATCGGTTTCGCACCGCTGCCCTCGCCCAGCATCAGCTGCAATTCGGCAGGCGTCAGATCCCAGAACTCCCACGGCTTCAGGCCTAAACCGCGCATCCCCGCCCGCATCAGCGTGGGCCAATCAAACCCCGCCATCGCCCGTCTCCGGCAGCATGAAGGCCCGCGCCAGCAATTCGGCCGCTGCACGCGCCGCCGCCATTGGCCCGCCTTCGATTTCCGATGAAAGGAGATCCGATGCCCGCCCCGTCCAGCCGCCGCCGCGCAGCCCTGCAACGATCAGCGCCAGCACGTCCCGCGTGCTGAAACCACCCGTCTCAAACCGCTGCACCAGATCCAGCAAGGATCCGCTTTCAAGGCCAGCTTCCAATTCGGCCAACGCGCCCAACGTCAACCGCATCACATTGCTCCGTCCATCGACGACCAGAACGACATCCCCCCGCCACGGATTACCCATCAGGCAGCCGTAAAGGTCAGTGCGCCGGCCGAAGCCAGCGCCAGTTCATAGGTCGCCTCACCGTCATGCGCGCCGGCGTATTCGATTGACGTCACTTGAAACGGCCCTTCGACAACGCCGAAATCCGGGATGATCACCTGAAACGCCGGAGTCTCGCTGTTGAAAAACATCTGCCGCGCGCGTTCGTCCGTGGTGCCGTCCTTGAACACCCCCGAGCCGCTCAGGCTCGCCGATTTCACACCGGCCCCGGCCAGCAACTCGCGCCAGCCGCCGGTCGATTCCAGCGTCGTCACATCCACCTGCTCGGCGTTAAAGCTGATGCGCGTCGCACGCAGCCCCGCCAGCGTTTCAAACGTACCGCTCACGTCCACCTTGATCAGCAGGTCTTTCCCGTTCTGTGCCGCCATGTCTCTTACTCCAGATGAAAACTCAGTTATCTTCCACGCGCGCGCGAAAGGTCAGATCGATACGCCGCAGGCCCCGGCTTTCACGCCCAGCTTTGGCTTTTTCAAACCACAGACCCACCAGGCTTCCCCGGTTCAGGGCCAGATCCGCACCGTCCAACGCGTCGCTGATCGCTGCCGCCGCCTCCTTGGCGGTCTGAAACCCGGAATTGGATGTCACGACCGAAACAAGGAACCGGTGCCAGGCTCCCGCCCCGCCCTTGTCGCCCGCGTCCTTGGCCGTCTCCGGGCCCAAAGCCACATAGATCGGCGGTAATGCCCCGGTGGGCAGCGCGTCGTAAATGTCCGTTCCAACAATGGCCGACAGGGCCGCGTCGCCTTGAAGGCGCGCATAGACTGCCGCCTGCAAAGCTCCGGAAACCGCATAACTCATGGCGCAACCTCCTCTTGGCACTGGCTGGTCAGGTACAGCCCGGACGGCTCCTCCTCAGTCACTGCCTCGATACGAAATAGGCGCGCGCCCATGCGAAACCGCTGACCCGGTTCGGGCCGGCTGGAATGTCCTTGCGGCGCCCCTCGGGTGATGATCCGGAATGCCCCGACAGACACCGCCCCGGTTTCGCCATTCGCCAACCGTCCGGTGCGCGGTTTGACTGTTGCCCAGAGGGTGCCCAGCGCGCTCCAGGTTTCCTCGAACCCACCCGCACCATCGCTTACACGCTGCGGCGCTTCCAGCGTCAGCCGCCTGTTCAGTGTCCAGCTCATGTGCCCATCCCCATTCGCACCGGGCGATAGCGAGCAATCAGGCTTGTCACGCCGAAGGGCATGCAACCTTGGCTCAGGGCCATGTCGCTGCGGTATTCGTAGTAATGCGCCGCCAGCATCAGCACGGCCTGCTTGAGGTCTTCGGGAACCGCATCAAAAGCCGCGCCATAACCTGCGTCGAAACGGATCTCGACCGTTCCGCCTGTGGGAACACTGGGCAAAGAGGTCGCCGTCGGCCGCAAACGCGGATCAAAGGCGTCTTTTTGCAGCCGGTACACCGCTGGATCGACAATCGTTGCTACTCCAATGGCATCCACAAGGGCTACCTCGGTGATCGCCTGCACGGGGGCCACTGGCAAACGCTGTGCATCGGGTGTTGTCCAGTTATCCAAGGTCACCAGAAATCCACGCGTGATCAGTGCTTTGCTAGTCCGGCCCTCGATGGCCGCAATCGCCGCGCGCAAAAACGAGACCAATACCGGATCTTGCAGATCGCCTTCGGTAAAACCGCTGCCCAGGAGCAGATGGTCCTTCAGAGCCTCCACCGGAAGCGCCGCTTCCAGAACTTGGGTTTCTTCCACCAACATCATGTTTCTTCTCCGAAATCCTCGACCATCCCTAGTCCGCCAGGCAGTTGGACGCGCGCCGCCCCGACTGCACGGGCGGAGGGGTAGCTGGACAACCTGAACCGGCGCGCGCCCGCTGAGAGACGGGCCAAAGGACCCGCCTCCCATCTCGTGGCCAGTCTTAGCTGACGGCGATACGCAACAGTTTGATCGCGGCGAAATCGCTCACATCACCACCCACGCGCTTGGAGGCGTAGAACAGGACATGCGGCTTGGCGCTGAATGGATCGCGCAACACGCGCAGATCGGGGCGTTCGGCAATGGTGTACCCTGCGGTGAAATCACCAAAGGCGATCGGATAGCTATCCGCCTCGATGTCGGGCATGTCTTCAGCAATCAGCACTGGATAGCCCAACAGTCGGCCCGGCTCGCCAAAGGCAAACCCGTCGGCCCAAAGGTGACGGCCATCGGCGTCCTTGAGCTTACGCAGCGCTCCGGCGGTCTTCGAGTTCATCACAAAGGTCGAATTGGCCCGGTATGGCGCGTTCACGGCGTAAACCACGTCGATCAGCGCATCACCATCGCCAATTCCGGTTCCCGAACCAGAGGGGACATAGCCCAGGTTGCCCCAGGTCCAGGTGGAATCCTCAACGATGGTGTGGTTCAAAAAGCCGCGCGGCTTGTCATTGCCATCCCCCGCGACAAAGGCCCCCGCCTCCGCTCGGGCGAACTTTTCGGCAATCCGGCCAGCCAGCCAGGCGTCGACATCAAAGGCACTGTCATCCAACAAGCGCTGTGACACCTTCGGCATCGCGTTCAACTCGTACAGTGGGATAGAGATGCGCTCGATGGTCGGCGTGCCAGTCTCGGCGGCGGATCCGGTCTCATTTGCCCAACCCGCGCCAGTGTCGTTCTGGTCGATCAGCACGTCAAAGGCGGAGGCATCCACATTCACCACATTGGCGATCTGACGGATCGAGGCAGTGGTGTTCAGTGAGGATTTGATCGTCTCCGCGGTCTGCGGATCGACCAGATAGCCGCCGTCAGAATTGATAGCGGACGACATCGCCTTGCCTTCCAGCTCGAGACCACGCAGGCCGTCATCGTCGCCAGAGCGCAGATAGGCGTCAAAGGCCTTTTGGTGGGGGGCTTCGACCTCGGTACGGGTCGACAGTGCCGGGCGGTTCGCTTTTGCGGTCTTTTGATCCAGCATGGTCAGTCGCTCTTCCTGTTTCTGAAGCTTTTCTTCAATCTCGGCCTGTAGGGCCCTGTAGTCCCCGATCAGTCCCGCCATCGCGGCACTCACCCGGGCGACCGGAGACAAATCTTCCCCGGTCCGAGACTTGGTCTCGGTCTTGTTCATCCCTAGTTTCCCTCATGAGTGGCGCGCGTCAGCCGCCCGCCAGGTTGTGGCGCATGCCCTCCAGGGCTTCCGCCAATTCACGCAACGCGGCATCGCCGGGTGTCTCCCCCTTGGATGCCACCCGCGCACTGGGCAGCATCGGGAACGTCACCAGTGACACTTCCCAAAGCTCCAGTTCCGTCAGGACACGGTGGCCCTTTTCGTTCTTGGTGGCTTTCAGTGTGCGATAGCCGATCGACAGCCCGTCGATTGCGCCCGCTTCGATCAGCGCCGCCGCCTCGCGGCCACGCTCGACACAGTCCAGCAGCCTGCCTTTGACGAACAACCCGCGTTCGTCTTCTCGCACCTCGTCCCAAATCCCGATGGGCTGTGCCGGGTCGTGCTGCCACAGCATCTTGACCGCGCGCCCTTCTGCGGCCAGCCGGGTCAGCGACCGGGCATAGGCCCCGCTGGCGACAACATCGCCGCCCTGATCGCAGGCCCCAAAGAGCGAGGCATAGCCCTCGATCCTGTGCCCTTCGACGGTCACTTCCGCGTCAAAGCGGGAAAACTTGTGTTCCAAATCCATCCATCTACCCTTCTTTGGGGCCGGGCGCTAATCCGCTTGGCAAGGATCGCACCGGCACCTCTTCGATAGCCCCGTCCCCCTCAGGGGGCGGCCGTCAGCAATCCCTGAAAGACATCCGCCAGGATTGCCCCCGCGACGCCGTAAACCGTCAACCAGAGCCGCCGCTCCAGCCGTTCCATCAGCAACTCCAACCGCTGAAACCGATCTGTCAGGGCATCGAACTGCAATTTGCTCACCCGTTCATGTGCCTCCAGCCGCAGGCCCGGCGCACAGGCGAATTGCTCATGCCGTGAAAGCAACTCAGTCACTGGCTTCGTCCTCCATCACGGCAGGCAGCCCCAGCAAACGGCGCTTTTCCGCAGGTGTCAGAAAATCGGCCGTCGCCACTCGGTTCCACTGAGCATCGCGCTCAACCGCCAGCGCAGGCACCTGATCCAGGTCGGGGGTCAGAACCACCTCTTCGCCAACCCAGGCCGACAACCAGCGCCCCACACTCGCCGCCACCTTGGTCGCCAGTGGCAGCACCGTCTGGCGGTAAAAGGCCCGGTGCGACTCTGCATAGTTGGCATAGGTCGCCTCGCCAGTGATCCCCAGCAGCATGGGCGGCACACCAAAGGCCACCGCGATCTCGCGCGCCGCCGCTTCCTTGGTTTTCTGGAACTCCATGTCCGACGGAGAGAAACCCATCGGCTTCCAGTCCAACCCGCCTTCCAGCAACATCGGACGCCCCGCATTGCGCGCACCCTGGTGATGCATCTCCATCTCGGACTGCAACCGTTCGAACTGTTCGGGGCTCAACTGCCCCTGCCCGTCCGCGCCGTTCCAGACGATTGCACCAGAGGGCCGCGCCGCATTGTCCAGCAATCCCTTGGACCAACGCGAGGCCGCGTTGTGCACGTCCACCGCCTGCGCCGCCGCCTGCAAGGGCGACAATCCATAGTGATCGTCCTGAGGGTGAAACGCCTTCACATGACAGATCGGAGAGATCGCCCCCGTCACACCAAAGCGATGCTTGCGCCCGCCAACCGCGTATTCATAGGCCACTGGCCAGCCATCCGCGCCGGGCACAACGCTCATCCGGTCGCTGCGCAACACATGCAATTCAAACGGCAAGCCCTCGTCGCCCGCCACGGCCTCGACATAGCCATCGCCCGACAACAGCAACTGACCATACAGTGCCTCGAACAGTTCCGCCCGCCCTTGGCCGGGGTTCGGCGCTGACACCAACTTCAGGATCGGATGCTCGGCATAGCGCGTCGCATTGTCCTGCAGCACTAGCGGCAGGGCCGCCGCCGCCTCGGCGATCAGCTTGACCGCGCGAAACCCCACCGGGTTCCCGGCAAAGGCTTGCTTGGTCAGCGACACGGTATCCCGCGGGCTCCAGGCCACGCGACCGCCGTTCAGATGCGCCACGACACGACCCGTCGCCGAGGCCTTAGCCTCCGGTGCGCTCGCCACCTCTGGCCCCTGCCCGTTCCGCCGCAGAAAATCGAATACCATCCCTAGTCGCTCCTTTCCTCAGGCGGCCCAAGGGCCCGCACCGTCCCGCCCGCGAAGGCCGAAAGGCCATCGCGCTACAGGTCATTTCCGTCTTTCGATTAGGTCAGAGGCTTGCTGTCCCCTGCGTCTCATGAAGCAAACTATGGTGGTGGTCTTAAGTCCGCGTCACACCACCGTTCGCTCCTTGCGCAACGCCCTACAGCACGCGCACTTTGGGTGTCCGCTTAACCGGACGCTTGCCCAGCATCAGCTCCGTTAACGCCCAAACCAGCGCATCTACGCGGTCAGGACTGCCCGACCCCTCATAGCCATGTGGCGTCATCAGACACATCTGCGATTCCAGCTTGTCCATCCCGCCCGCATGTTTCACGCGCCCTTGTTCGTACAGCGCGGCCACCGGCTCGGCCCGAACAGACTTGCCCTCGGTAGCATGCACCGCCTTGTAAGACACATAGGGATCGACCTGCCGCAGCGTGGTTTCCACCATCGCTCCGCCCTGATTGACCTCTGCCACTACACGATCCGCCTCCCAGCGCGCCGCCGCCTCCAGCGCGGCCTTGGCCCACCCCGTCGGCGACAACCCCTGGCTAGAGGCATCCTCCAGCACATAGGCCCGCCGGTCACGCGGGTCGTCCGCCTCGACAATTCCGGCCACCACGATGCCGCAGGCATCCGACCGTGGCCCCTTGCCCGCCGGCGGGTCCACCGCCACCACAACCCGGTCCATCTGCGGCAGCCGTCCGGCACGCGCGCCGTCAAGCATCTCGCGCGTCCACAAGGCACCGTCGACCTGATCCAGCAATACGCCGTCCAGTTCCTGCAAACCCAATGATTGCCCCTCATAGCGCGCCCGCACTTCCTCTAGGAAAGAGGCCGCCAGATGCGCTCGGTTCGCCTCCGTCCGGGCGTGTGTCGACACAGTCGAAGGGGTCTCAAGCAACTCCTTCAAGACTTCGATGTTACGCGGTGTCGTCGTCACGCAGACGCGTGGGGCATCCCCCAGCCGCAGACCGAATTGCAGCATGTCCCAAACGTCCTGTGCTTTTTTCCACTTCGCCAACTCATCCGCCCAAGCCCCGTCAAACTGCGGCCCGCGCAGCGCCTCGGGGTCTTGCGCCGAAAACAGCACCGCTTCCGCGCCATTGGGCCAGATCAGCGTCCGGCGTGTGGCGTTATACTTCGGCTTTCGGTCAAACGGGGTGCAGGCCAGAATACCGCTCTCGCCGTAAACCATCACCTCGCGCGCCTGATCATAAGTCTCACCGATCAAGGCAATCCGCCGACAGCGCCCTTTATCCAGCGGCTTGGATCCCTCGACCTGCGCACGCACCCATTCCGCCCCGGCCCGCGTCTTGCCCGCGCCGCGCCCGCCCAGGATCACCCAGGTCCGCCAGTCCCCCTCGGGCGGCAGTTGATGCGGATGGGCCCAGAAGTCGAACAGATAGGGGAGCGCAAGGCGCTCCCCGTCAGTCATTTCAGCCAGAAACCTATCCTTCACCACAGCAGGTGCGGAGGCTATCCAGGCGGCACCGGATCGCAGATCGGGCGCATTCAAGGTCAAGCCCGTAGGCATCCCCAATTCCCTCTTCCTTTCGGATGATTGCTTCAAGTTCCATCTCCGTTTCCCGGGCTGCACGCAGCCAGTATTTCAATTCGTTCAAGGCGCCACTCGCCTCGGACTTTTTCGCCAACTCTCCTTTGCGGGCGTTGTCCTGAAGCTCACCGATCTGGTCGATAAGGTTCTCGATCGTAGCGGTTGCCCGGTCGCGTTGTTTGCGCAAACGCTCGCACCGCTCATTGGCGGTGATGACGATGCGCTGTTCTGCTTCTCTTTGCTCTGCTCTGCTCAT